ATAGTGATTATGTGGATAAGAAAAAATATCATACTCCTATGGGAGGAAATGATTTGAATGGAACTCCATATAGAGAGTATCCAATTCGTTTTCAAAGAGCCATCTTTAATAGAGATAGTAGCATTTATGGATCAGTAAATTTTGGAATCAATGATGATGATATTATTCTTACCAGTGATGCCGATGAAATTATTAATCCTTTAGTTCTTAAAGATCTATCTTGGTTTGATCCAAACAATCATTATGTTTGCCTGCAGAAAGCATTTTACTACAAGTTAAACTATCTTTATCAAGATGATTGGATGGGAACAAGGATTTCTACATTCAAAACTCTTTCAAATTATTCTGTAGATCTTTTGCGAAATATGCATAAAGATGCTTATAGAATTGAGCAGGCGGGTTGGCATTGGAGTTTCTTTGGTGACGCAGATAATTTTAGATTGAAATTGGCTTCATATGAGCATACTGAAAATAATGTAGAGTCTAATACTGCAAATGCGGAGAGAAAAATTGACGAAGGTATTGATCCTTTTGGTAGGTCTATTCAAATAAAAACAATTCCCATTGATGACTCATATCCAGAGTACATTGTTGTTAATCAAGAAAAATACGCAGAATTTATTAAACCATGGAATTGATTGAAGGTGTAGCACTTTCAGAGTTATGTGATTATTCCTTCGGAGACCAGTCTGGTCAATGGGGGAATATTTTTACGTCTTTTATGAAAGATGCCAACTTAATGAATTTGGAATTTGTAGAAAAACTTTTTGAGATTAAAAAAAGCAGAGATTATATGACTCTGTTTATTGATAATATTCGTTTATATAAAAGACATATTGTAGAGGTAAAAGAGACTGACCGACCTTATGTTGAAAGTCTTATGGAAAGAAGTGATCTGTTGAAGTTGTGTTCAAACTTTCCTGATATGAAATTCATTATCTTCACTAACCTTGAAGATACTCCAACTGACGAACACATTTTTGATGCTATTCCCGAAAACGTATTGTGCATTTCTGCTGTAAATGCTATTGCCTACGGTGGAAAAGTTGTACCTGCTCCTTACGGTTTGCAAAGGGCAATGAATCCAAGCGATGGTAGAATTGGTGATATTAAGAGTTCTATGAGATTTACTTCAAAGAATCCTCCAGGACTTTTATATGTGAGTCATAGCGAGAATACAAATTCTCAAAGAGTCGGTATCAAGAGTATTTTTAAAAATAAGTCTTGGGCAGAAGTTCATGAAGAGAGAGTCCCTTATTCTGTATTTTTATACAATCTCAGTCAATCCAAATTTATGATTTGTCCTATTGGAAACGCTATTGATTGTCATAGAAATTGGGAAGTTCTTTATATGCGAAGAGTTCCCGTGATGAAAACTCATCCATATCTTGAGAAATTATTTGAAGGATATCCAGTTCTATTTGTAAATAATTACACTGAAGTAACCGAAGAACTTCTAAAAGATAATGATCATTTGTTTGCTAAAGCGCAAGAAATGGATCTAACTCAATTGACACTTCCAACTTTTTTTGATAACATTGTAAATAAAGCCTTAGAAGGAGAATATGTTAGTAAATGAAATGTATCTCGGATCTGGTCTTGGTAACCAGATTTGGGCATCTGTCGTAACTCGCATCATTGCAGAAAAGTTGGGATACGAGTATGGCATTAAAGGCAAAGAACTGTGGAAAGGAAATGGTTGGATGCCTTACTTCTGGGGGAAGGAAGTTGTAGGTGGATCTGGACCTGATGGTGGTCCTCCAGATACTCTACCTGAAGGTATTGAGTACTGGTATCGTGAACGTCAGGAAGGTCACTATAAAGAGGGTCGTCATCAGCATGATATGAATCCTATTGACCACGGACTTTTCTTTCTTCCTGACAACACAAAACTGGACGGAACATTCCAGAATATGTTGTATATTGAAGATCGCCGTGATGATATTCGGGAGTGGTGTAAAGTTGATGAAGATAAAGTCATTACTGATTATTCTGCAGATGATATTTGTGTAATTCATTTTCGTGGAGGAGATTACTCCACTGGATTTTCATTCCTACCACCTCAATACTATCAAATGGCAATTGAGAGAATGAAAGAAAAGAGAAGTGATATGCGATTTGTGATTGTAACTGATGATGCAGATCTTGCACGGAAGCATATTCCTGGGATTGAAGTTGTTGGTGCAGCAGTTTCTAATGAACCGGGTGGACCTGACTATAAGATCGGTTGGTATCAAATGAAAGGTGGACCTCTATCTATTGATTATAGTATTTTGCACACAGCAAAGAATGTGATTATGTCTTCCTCTACTTTTTCTTTCTGGCCTGTTTGGTTGTCAACAGAACTCAAAAATATCATTGTTCCAATGTATTGGTTTGATTGGAATACTTCTGATGGATGGTGGAGACCTGTTGATTCTATCGTTCCTGAGTGGACTTATATGGATAGGTCTGGTAATATTAAAACAGGAAATGATTGTTGGCAGGATTATCGTAGGTATACGCATGTGATTAATCCCGAAACTTCTGGTGTTTTAGTTAAGTATGAATAAAATTATCTTACCAAATGTAACTCTCTTTTGCATTTCATCCAATAATATTGATGGTGCTCTCTATGCTTTACAAAAAAGTATGGAGGGCATCTCCTTTGGAAAAATTAAATTAATCACTCATGAAGATCCTGGCAATCTTCCTGAGGGAATTGAGTTCTCTAAATGTTATAAGATAGAATCAATTCATGATTACAACTATTATTGCATCTATAATCTCACTAAACATATTGACACTGATTATTGTCTACTTGTTCAACCAGATGGGTATGTTATTAGGCCGTGGAAATGGGACAACAACTGGTTCAACTATGACTACATTGGAGCACCGTGGAGGTGGGAAGAAGCATCATTCATAACTCCTTTTGGCGAACATATTTCTGTTGGTAATGGTGGATTTAGTTTTAGGAGTAAGAAACTTCTTGATGTTCCAACCAAAGTTCAAGTTCCCTGGGATGTAAACAAAGGAGATTTTTACAAACATTTTGGGTATGGATCAACGTCGGAAGATGGAAACATCTGTGTTCACAATAGGCATATATACGAAGAGCAAGGATGCAAATTTGCTCCAGTAGAAGTTGCCGCAAAGTTTTCTAAAGAAAGGCATATATCTCCATATCATGATGATATTGAGACTTTTGGATTTCATTTTTTTGTTCAGGATATTCGTTGAGGTAATTATGATTGGTTATAATCATCTAGGTCGTAATGGCAGACTTGGTAATCAGATGTTTCAATATGCTGCATTGAGAGGAATTGCAGAGAAGCATGGATATGAATGGTGTATTCCTCCAAGCGACTTTCGTAACGAGCATAAAGACCATCAGTTGTTTGAAGCCTTCAAACTTCCTTCTGTGAAGAATGTTGAGATGCTTGGTGCAACTTATGTTGAAGAAAAATCTTTTACCTTTGATGAAGACTTATTTGAAAATTGTTCTGACAATGTAAATCTTTATGGATTCTTTCAAACTGAAAAGTATTTTAAGCACATTGAACAACAGATTCGTGAAGATTTCATCTTTGTAGATGATATTTGGAATCCATGTAAGGAAATGTTTACTTTTGATGAAACAATCTCTTTGCATATCCGCAGAAGTGATTATGTAGAGAAACAAAATTATCATCCACTTTGTTCTATGGAATACTATGAGGAAGCACTGAAAAGACTTCCTCAAGATATTCCAGTTCTTATTTTTTCAGATGACACTGAATGGTGTAAAAAGCAAGATATTTTTCAGCCAGATAGATTTCTTATCTCTGAATCTGATAATAATTTGGTTGATATGTGTCTAATGACAATGTGTAGTTATCACATCATTGCAAATAGTTCTTTCAGTTGGTGGGGTGCTTGGCTCTCTGGTAGTAAAAAAGTTATTGCTCCCAAGGTTTGGTTTGGTCCTCAAGCAAATCTTGATGATCGCGATTTAGTTCCTGATTCTTGGGAGCGTATTTGATGAGATTTTCTATTGCAATTCCTGCACATGATAGGGGAGAAAATGGTCCAGTATGGATGAGAGAACTCCTTGACTCTATTAAGACTCAAACATTTCAAGATTTGGAAATAGTTGTTTCGGATCAAAGTAAAAATGATAACATTTTAAATGCGTGTAAGGAATACTCCAATGATTTTGATTTCAAATATGTAAAGTATAGTGGAAATATTCCTTGCGAAAATATTAATATTGCCCTTGATGAATGTGAGGGAGAGATTATTAAACCGATGTTTTCTGATGATCTCTTCGTTGTGAATAATGCTTTAGAAATTCTTGATCAGGAATATAAAAAGACTGGGTGTTCCTGGTCTTTTAGTGGATTTTGTGGAACTAAAGATGGTAAAACATTTTATGATGAAAGAGTTCCTCAGTGGACAGACTACATGTTAGAAGGTAGAAATCTTTTAAGTAGTCCTTCTGTTGTCTCTTTTTTGAGAAACTCAAAGCAACACTTTGATGAGAATCTAAAACTACTTTTAGATACTGAGTTTTATCATCGTATGCGTTGGGAGAATGGAATTCCCCATATTATTTCTGATGTTTTAGTTGCAAATCGTGATCATGACAATCGCATTAGTAGTCATCAGACATCTCAATATGATGCAGTGGTGGAACACCCAGAAGGTAGTTGGTTGATTAATAGATCAGAGTATCACTACGTCCAAAATAAACATAAAGAATTTTGTATCAATAGAAAATATCCAGATGAAAATTGATTTAAAGGAAGCAACTTTTATTATTCCAATTCGTATTGAGTCTACTGATAGGCTTAGGAATGTAATTACAACAACTGCATTTCTGTTGGAAAATTTTGATACAAATATTCTTATTAAAGAAGTTGATGCAGAGTCTGTTTTTCAGAGAGATGCTCTACCAATTTTAAAGAATATTTTGGATGTTGAAATTAATGTAAATCATATCTTTGATAAAAGTGATGAACCACTCTTTCATCGTCAGAAAGTTTTGAATGAGATGATTATGGAAGCAAAGACCGAGATAGTTGTAAACTATGATTGTGATGTTTTGCTTCCTTTAGATTCATACCACGAAGCATATCAATCTATTTTGCATCATACGCATGATGTAATTTATCCATATGGACAAGGATTATTTCAAAGGAAAGTTCATGCAACTGATGAAGTAGTTTCTAATTTCTTACAAAATATGAACTTTGATTATCTTGAGAAATATTCGGAACGTAGCACCTCTGATTTTGGGTGGGTTCAGTTTTTCAATCGTCAAGTTTATATTGATGGTGGCATGGAGAATGAAAACTTTAAAGCATATGCTCCAGAAGATAAAGAAAGATTTTACAGGTTTAATACTTTAGAGTATAATGTTGGTAGAATTAATGATGTTGTTTATCACTTAGAGCATTCGCGAGGAGAAAACTCTTGGTTTAATAATCCCTACATGCAATCTAATATTAGTGAGTGGGAAAAAATTCAAACTATGAACAAAAATCAACTAAAAGAATATTATTTGAAACAGGATTATCTTAAAAAATATGTTAGCATTTAATCAGATTGGAAATCTTGGTAGACTTGGCAATCAAATGTTTGAGTATGCATCTCTAAGAGGGATTGCTACTAAACATAATTATGATTGGTGTATTCCACCATTCCACAGAAGTGGTATTGAAAATTATAGTCTACATAATTGTTTTAAATTGGAGTCTGTTAGGGATTCTAATTTAAATTTTAGAGATGACTTTGGATATGTTCAAGAAAGATTCTTTCACTTTGATGAGGAACTTTTTGAAAATTGTCCAGATAATGTAAGTCTTCATGGATTTTTTCAATCTGAAAAATATTTTCAACATATTTCAGATGACATACGTAAGGACTTTACTTTTCATAATGAGCATCTTGAACCTTGTAAAGAAATGATGGAAAATTTCCAAGGTCAGGAACCAATCATGCTGCATGTTCGCAGAGGAGATCCAAATCTGGTTGATCCTCGCGGATTTAAGTGGGCATATGTAAATTGCTCTGATCAGCATCCTGTTCAAGCAATTGATTATTATGAAAAGGCACTTTCTTATTTTGATGATGATCATCCTGTAATTGTATTTTCAGATTCTCCTGAATGGGTAAAAGAGCAGGAATTCTTTGAGAGTGATAGATTTTTTGTATCCGAACCAGTTGATAAATATCCAGACGGATCTTATACGCCATATGCTGACCTTTGCTTAATGTCATTGTGTTCTCACGCTATTATTGCTAATAGTTCTTTGAGTTGGTGGGGGTCATGGTTGATTAGTAATCCAAATAAAAAAGTTATCGCACCGCAAAAGTGGTTTGGTCCTGCGTATGCAGACAAAGATACTAAAGATCTTTATTGTTCAGGTTGGGTAGTAGTATGAATGATTTACTTGATAAAAATAAATCAACGTATAAACTTAAAAATATTGGACCAATTTACTATTTGAATCTTGACGGGCAACCAGAGAGAAGAGAATATATGGAGAACCAATTTAAATATTGGGAGATAGAAAATTACACTCGCATCTCTGCATACGATGGTAGAGAAGATGACCTAAGTGATATTATTAGTGGTCGTTATCCTGAAATGATGAGTTCAGGTGAGGTTGGGTGTATTACGTCTCATTTGAAAGCAATTAAACATTGGTATGAGACAAGTGATAGTCCATATGCAATCATTATGGAAGATGATTGCAACTTGGACTTAGTTAAGTATTGGAACTTTACTTGGTCTGATTTTTATGCTCATGTTCCATATGATTGGGATGTAGTTCAAATTGCCATTATTTGTACAGGTGATATACATGTAAAACTTCATAAGAGGTTTGTAAATGATTTTTCTACAGCTTGTTATCTAATTACGAGACATCATGCAGAAAAACTTTTGAAGTTTCATGTTCGCGGTGATAAGTATAAACTTGATAATGGTGTTAAACCAAGACCTGTTGCTGATGATTTGATTTATAACTCTGGTAATACTTACTCTATCCCTCTCTTGCTTTACCGTATTGAATTGGGTTCCAGTATTCACCCAGATCATATTGACGCTTTTCATAGAGGAAATTATAATGCTCTCTCACAGTATTGGCAGCAAAATGGTGCTAATATTGATATTAAGGATTATATGAATTATGATCCATTTTTGGGTAGAATAACTGAAAATTCAGCAGCCCAACAAACGACTTGACAAATTTGAAGAAAATCGGTACACTAAATAAGTACTTAAGAATTCAGTTGTAATTCTTAACATTCGTCCTATAGTACATAAAAATTTTTATGAAACTCAAACAACTGATGCTTGCACCTGTTGCTCTGGGAATGGTTGCTCCTGTTGCTGCGAATGCCGCAGACCTTAACATGGCAGCAGTCAACCAATATGTTACCTCTGAGCAGGTCACAAGTGTCACACAACTTTCTGATGTGCAACCTACTGATTGGGCATATCAAGCACTCAGCAACCTTGTAGAGCGTTATGGTTGCGTTGCTGGTTATCCCAATGGCACCTTTGCTGGTGGACGTGCAATGACCCGTTATGAGGCAGCAGCACTCCTAAATGCTTGCCTTGATCGTGTTACTGAAAACACTGATGAACTCAAGCGTCTTGCTAATGAATTCCGTGATGAACTCGCTGTGATTCAAGGTAAGGTTGCTGGTCTGGAAACTAAAGTTGCATCTCTGGAAGCAACTCAATTCTCCACCACTACCAAACTGCGTGGTGAAGCAAACTTTGTTCTTGGTGGTGTTGATGACTACCAAACCAAAGGTGGTAATGCAACTCGCACTGCATTCAACTATGATCTCCGTCTGAACCTGGATACTTCATTCACCGGCAAGGATCTGCTGCGTACCCGCCTGCGTTCTGCTAACTTCAGTAGTGATCCTTTCGGTTCCAGTTCGTCACTCTTTAAATTGGATAAGGCAGACAACACTACCAGTGAAGTTGGTAACAACGTAGTTATTGACCGACTGTTCTATCAGTTCCCTGCATTCAATAATAAAGCAACTCTGACTGCTGGTGCTGCTGTTCGTAACACTGAGATTGCTTGGATGCCTTCTGCTTATAAGTCTGGTATTCTTGACTTCTTTGCTGTTGCTGGTACTCCTGGTGTTTATAACAAAGCAACTGGTGCTGGTTTCGGTGCTCAGTACGGAACCAAAGGTCTCGTTGCTGGTGTAAACTATGTTGCCCAAAGTGGTAACAATAGTGAGACTGGAGTGTTTGATGAGACTGGTGCTCTGAACACCCTGGCACAAATTGGTTATCGTGGTACTAACTGGGGTGCTGCATTCGGTTACCGTTATGGTACTGAAGGTACTCGTGTTCGTACCTACAACGGCCTAAATGGTGCTTCTGGTACTCTGGTTCCAGGACAAACCTCTAACGGTTATGCACTCAATGCTTACTGGCAACCCACTCAATCTGGTTGGGTTCCCTCTATCTCTGCTGGTTATGGTTGGAACACTGTAAGTGGTACTAATAGTGATGCTACTGATAGTCAATCTTGGTTTGCTGGTCTTCAGTGGGAAGACGTGTTTGTGGGTGGCAACTCTGCTGGTGTTGCTATCGGTCAAGCACCTACTGGTGAGAACCTTGAGAAGTCCACGATGCTTGAGATCTTCTACAAGTATCAAGTGTCTGATAACATCAGCGTCACTCCTGCTATCATCTACGGTAGCGACAATCAGCGTCTTGCTAATAACTCTTCCAACTGGGGTGGTGTGATCCAGACTACGTTTAAGTTCTGATCTCCTAACAAAATTAGGTATAAATGACTACCAGGGGTGCTTGACACCCCTTTCTTTTTCCTATATAATTGTGTAACAATTCTTAACGAATTAAACAATGACTGTAACGACTAATGAATATGGGCAACAGAATATGTTTGCCAAAGAGCCAACCATGTATTACGAAAACTACGGTATGCTCTCACCTAATCAAGTAAAGGAGCGTACTAATGGACGTTGGGCAATGGTCGGTTTTGTTGCTGGTGTTATTTCTTATACTGTCACTGGCAACTTCTTCTTCGGCATCTTCTGACAATTGATTGACAATGACTTCATTCTTGTTTACAATGACATCCGTTGCCTTCTTCGTTCTGTTGGCAGCATCCGTAGAAAAACTTTGTGAGACTTACTAATGGCTACTTTTAACGTCACTCTCCAATCTCCTGATGGCACTGAAACTACAATTCAATGTGCTGATGACCAGTACATCCTTGAAGCAGCAGAAGAGGCAGGTGTTGATCTCCCTTCATCGTGTAAGGCAGGTGCTTGCTCTGCCTGTGCTGGTAAACTCATCTCTGGCACCGTTGACAATGAAGAACAATCGTTCCTTGATGATGACCAACAAGCAGAAGGTTGGGTTCTCACTTGCGTTGCTTATCCCACAAGTGATTGTGTAATTCTTACCGAACAGGAAGAGAATCTGTGAGTGCTGATATGCTCGGGCAACTTGGAGTTGCCCTCCAACAATTGAATTGGGATCGTGATGATGAACTTTCAGTTGAGATTGGTGGGGTAGCAGTCACAGGAACTGCTACCAGTCCAAATGCAAATCCAAAATGGGCAAAACCATTTGGAACTGTATCTTATCAAAACGATGCTTTTATTGTAATTAAAAACAAGTCAAGGAACCCAGTTGTTCCTTCACAACCAAATCCTGAACTTAAACAACAACACCCTTATAATGGAACACTCTCTAATTGAAATTCTGACTTATTATGTAATTGTTGCTGCTCTGTTTATTGGAGCACCCGCAGTATTTTTTACAATTGTTTTTATGCCTGCACTTATGAATACAAAGGGAGCAGTTGTTGGTTATAAAACTCACCGCGATTATGGTGAAACTTCTATCTATTCTAAAGTAAAATAAAGGAGAAAAGAAATGAACAAAATTTTTACTGAACGTGCAGAACGCATTAATGGTTGGGCTGCAATGATTGGATTCGTGGCTGCTGCAGGATCTTATCTCATTACTGGACAAATTATTCCTGGTGTATTTTGATGGAGACTAACATGCGTAAAGAACAATATCAAATTCCTCAAGTTGAATTTGTATTCCGTGAGAATGGTGAATTTGTAACTCGTACTTCTTTAGATCTCTTTGATGGAAAGCGTGTGGTCATTTTTAGTCTGCCTGGTGCTTTCACTCCTACTTGCAGTGCCTATCAGCTTCCTGGATTCGAAGAGAAATACGACGACTTTATTGGTAGTGGCATCGATGATATTTACTGCATCTCTGTTAATGATGGGTTTGTAATGAATGCTTGGCAGCAGGATCAGAACATTCAAAATGTAAAACTCATTCCAGACGGAAATGCATATTTCACACGTTCTATGGGAATGCTTGTCACTAAGTCCAACCTTGGTTTCGGCAGTCGCTCTTGGCGTTATGCTGCAGTCGTGGATAACGGAATCATCGAAAAACTATTCGTTGAGGCGGGTCAGCGGGATAATGCAGACACCGACCCTTACGAGGCGACTACTCCAGAAGTGGTTCTTGATTACGTGAAATCTACAGTACGAGAAACTGTTACTGCTTGAAAATAATAAAGGCACCCAAAAGGGTGCTTTTTTTATAAATATCTTCAGTGTTTATAGAGATAATCAATGACCCTAGATCTTCATAACTTTTTTAAGTTTTATGATGATAGCAATTCAAATCATGTTGCAGCGGTCCAGTGGTTAGAAGATAATTTACCTGCTCAATTTTTAGATGATTCTGAAACCGATTGGATTGGAATTTTTAGAACTAAGCCCCCTACACCAGCAGTTCTTGCAGTTCCATATTTCAATCAAGTAGATAACTACAGAGATGCGCATAGAACTTGCAACTCTTCATCGTGCGCTATGTGCCTTGCTTTCCTCAAGCCAGGAAGCATTAAGGGTGATGACGAATACGTTAAGAAGGTATTTGCGATTGGTGACACGACTGACCATGCGGTACAGACGAAAGTTCTGGCAGGTTATGGAGTTAAGTCACACTTTAGTTACAATCTTTCTTTTGCTGATATTGATAAGAGTCTTGATGCTGGAAAACCTGTTGTTATTGGTATCCTGCATCGCGGTTCTCTATCTGCACCTACTGGTGGGCACATGTGTGTTGTAATTGGTAAGACTCCTGATGGCAAAGGATATTATGTAAATGATCCATATGGTTCACTGAACGATAACTATACTGGTCCTGTAACTAACGGTAAGAAAACAATTTATACCAAAGCAGTTCTTAAGCACCGTTGGTGTCCAGGAGGCAACGATGGATGGGGCAGAATCTTCGATTAATTTTAAAAGGAAGATGCTTAAAGTGATTAAAGATCTTACAAATAATGGAAAGCACGTAGAAGCAAACGAACTTTATCAACGGTATTTCGGAGACAACAATGGCAAGAATCGATCTACATAACTTCTTCAAGTTTTATGACGAGAAGAACCCTAACCACGTTAAGGCAGTGCAATGGTTAGAAGATAATCTACCTGTCAAATATCTGGAGGATAATATTGATTGGGCAGAAATTTACCGAGGAAAAAAGTCTAATGCTGCACCAGCACCTGCTGCTGCAGCTTCTGCCGCTCCTGTAGCAGGTGGTGATGATGTTCCTCAGATGGGCATCAAACTCATCAAGGAATTTGAAGGATGTCATCTAAAGGCATATCCAGATCCTCTTACTGGTGGACTTCCAATCACCATTGGTTGGGGTTCTACTCGTAAGAAGGATGGTTCGCCATTCAAACTTGGCGATACTTTAACTCAAGCAGAGGCGGATGCACTTCTCATTGAACAATGTAAAAATGAGTTTCTTCCTGCACTGCGTAAAATCCCACATTGGAATGAAATGTCAGATGGAAAAAGAGGCGCTCTGCTCAGCTTTGCTTATAATCTTGGTGCCGGTTTTTACGGTGGTGATAACTTTAATACTATTACTAAACGCCTGAAGAACAGAGAGTGGGATTTAGTTCCCGATGCGCTTTATCTCTATAGAAATCCTGGTTCCAATGTAGAAGCAGGATTAGCACGTAGAAGAAAAGCAGAAGGTGAAGCTTGGAAAAAAGGTTAACCTCAAACTAAGGAACAAATGGAAACACCAAACAAAAAGGAAAAGTGTATGAGTACTTTTATTCGTATTGCCATTTTGGGTTGGTCTGCCGCACTTCTTACTGCTAGCTATGCTGGGGCTCTCGCTAAGATGGACCCAACTTTTATTGCAACTGTGTTCACTGCATCTGCTGCCACATTTGGTATTAATACAATGAAGAAGGGTGGTGATGATGATGAAAAAAAAGATGAACCACGTAGAGAAGAAGTAGTTGCTACTGCACCACCAGAACCTCCAGCACCTGAACCAACAACTTTGGAAGAAAGAGTTGAAGCTCTTGAAGAAAAAGTTGAGGAAGGTGAGGGATTTGTAAAACCACGCACAGGAACCTAATGTCAAAATCAGCAAACAAAGGTAAAAAGGGTAGCGCAGGATCTGCCAACAATAAAAAGCAGAATTCTGGCAATGCTAATGCCAAGAAGGCAAAAAATGGCGGTAAGAAAAAGTGATTGATTTTATCGCCTTTATGATTGTTGGTTATTCTGAGATTAGTCCTGGCAGTTGTCAGTTGGAATACCTTCGTTATAATGAAGTTCACTCGCTTGTAATCCCGTGCCAAGAGAATGGAACACTCCAAAAAGGGAGTGTTGGAATGCTCCCATCTA